GTGGTACTAATGTTTACAAAAGTAAACAGTTAGAACAAATAGGAGAAATGTTCTGTGCAGGAACTATTAAAGACGGTGATTATTTTCTCTATACCGATGCCTGGAATCCTACAGTTATACAACTACGTTACATGGCAGAGCTACTGGGTGTTGATGTTCGCGTTGGTGGCTTGTGGCATGCTGGTAGTTATGATCCACAAGATTTTTTAGGCAGGCTAATTGGTGATAAACCTTGGGTTCGAAATGCAGAGCGTAGTATGTACGAATGTTTCGATGACAATTTTTTTGCTACTGACTTCCACATAGATTTGTTTGAAAAATCATTTAGAGAAATTATGGTAGAGCATGAACCAATTCGTGTTGGTTGGCCTATGGAGTATTTACGTAACAGCTTAAACATGTATAAAAACATGGATAAAAAAGACATTATACTCTTTCCACATCGTATTGCTCCAGAAAAGCAAGTTGAAATATTTCGTGACTTACGCACACACCTTCCACAGTATGAATTTGTAGTGTGTCAAGAACAAAGTCTAAGTAAAAACGAATATCATAACTTACTAGGAGAAGCAAAACTTGTGTTCAGTGCTAACCTACAAGAAACACTTGGTATTAGTTGGTATGAAGGCGCACTTGTAGATGCTATTCCTATGGTTCCGGATCGTTTAAGTTATTCAGAGATGGCGCTTCCTGAGTTTAAATATCCAAGTCAATGGACTGAGGATAACACTTCTTATGTAAAGTATCGCGGAGAACTTATGAAAAAAATAGTTGATTATATGGACAACTATGAAGATTATTTGCCAAGTATTCACAAGCAAGTAAACAAATTAAGCAAAGATTTTTTCTCAGGTCAAGCATTATATGAGGTATTAAAAGATGTCAAATGACAAAGATGCAGAACAAATGGAATTGGACTTAGGACTTAATGGTGAAGCATTCTCAGTAGATGTAAGCAGTTTTTCCGGAGACGATTACATATACAATGGTAGTAATACTATTACACTTGACCACACTGTCAGCACAAGTGATTTTGGTATCAGTGACGATGCATTTACAATCAACACTAGTTTTGAAGAATGGGTAGACACTATGCCAAGCATGAGTAAGATCAAAGGTATGTGTGAACAGTACCCTGCGTTTCAAAAAGAATTTGAAAAGTTTAAGCAAATGTATAATTTAATCAAGGATGACTACGAGGCAAATAACGATGATGAATTTCCTTTCTAAACTAATGGACAAGCTCGGCAGACGTCGAGTAATTACAGACAGAGACGGAAAGGTACCATACCTTATCCGTTATTATCTATTTTTAAAAGAACGCAAACGCTTTCCTTTTAACGTCACGCTACATAAAGTTCTTGTAAGTGATGAACCAACACTACATGATCATCCTTGGGGTTATGCTACATTTATTTTGAAAGGCGGTTACTGGGAATGGATTCCGGTAATAAGCAAAGAAGGTGCAGTAGTAGGTGCAACAAGAGTATGGCGAGGTCCAGGACATTTCCGTGTTAGAGGAGCAGACGACTTACATTGGTTAGAACTTGACAAAGATAAACAAGGCAATGAAATTCCTTGTTGGAGTTTGTTCTTTATGGGACGTAAAGTAAAGGAATGGGGATTTGTGCGTTTTGTAAAACACGTAGGTTACCGTTGGATCCACAATGAAGAATATCTAGTAAGAGGTGCTAAAGATGAATTTTAGCAAACATACTTGTTATTACAATGGACTTATTCACACTTGGGATAATGTATTTCCTTTTGAAGATTATAAATCGATATGTGATGACGTAGTTGCTCTAAATTACAACTACGGAATGGTGGATGAACACGGAAAGCCACCTACAGGTTTAATAGGTAAATTTGATAAAAACTCTATGATATTTGACAAAATAACAAATTTTGTAAAAGATACCAAACTAGTAGAACAAGAGCTTACTAGCTGGTATGTTAATTATTTCGCTCCTATGGAAAAAGCACTAATGCACAAAGATGGAACAGCATGGACTTGTTTGTATTATATTAATGACAAATACACAGCAGACGATGAAGGAGAAACTAAATTCTTTTTTGATAAATGTAACCTAGATGGAATAGAACAAAATAATTCTAGTGAACTTCCTGTTATATTATCAATCGCACCAATACCAAATCGTATTGTTTTGTTCCAAGGAAACATTTTACACTCTGCTACAGCATTTAGGACTAAACCTAGATTTACAGTGGCATTTAGATTCGGAGATGAATAATGATTAAAAAGAAATATTACACATGGCAGGACGTAGAAAAAATGTGCGTTAGTATTGTTAATCAAATGTACAAGGACAATTGGCGTCCTGATTATATTGTAGGTATTACACGAGGTGGTAATATACCTGCTACTATTATTTCAAACATGACCGGCATACGATGTGAAGCAATTAAAGTAAGTCTACGTGATGGTAGCGAACAAGAAAGCAACTGCTGGATGGCAGAAGATGCTTTTGGTTATCCAGGTCAAGATTCAGGTGGACAAGGAAAGAATATCCTTATTGTAGACGATATTAATGATACCGGTGCTACATTTAATTGGATTAAAAAAGATTGGCATGCAGGTTGTTTACCAAACGATCCTAAATGGAATGATGTTTGGGACAAGAATGTTCGGTTTGCTACACTAACAGAAAACTTAGCAAGCGAATTTGATCAAGTACGATATACATGTCACGAAGTAAACAAAGCAGAAGAAGATGTTTGGCTAGTGTACCCCTGGGAAAATGTAGGAGAATACTAATGAGTTTTGAATGGAATAGAATACACAAGTGGGAAGAAAACTACGAACGTGATATTACAGACGATGTTCGAACACAGGTATGTGAGCATTACGATGTAGAAGAAATTACAGAATTAACTGAAGAACAAATTAACGAAGTCCAAGCATTTCGAGATGACCTTAATGAGTATTCAGTAATGCAATGGGGTTTTAGCAATATCTATTCAGAATGGGAAATGGAGAATGCGTGACGACTTAATGGTACAACAACAGGTAGACAATAGTTGGCAACATATGGTTGGTGTTATCTGTTTAAATCAAACAAACCGTAAACAGGTAAAAAGAGTGTTGCCATTGTTATTTGGCATTTGCCCAACACCTGTGCATTTAATTAACACTGCACCTGACACAATCAAGATGATTATACAACCATTAGGAATGGTAAATGTTAGAGAAAAACGTTTGCGTCAAATGAGCAAAGATTATCTAACTTGGGACGGTGAAGATGCTACAGAACTATATGGTATTGGCAAATATGGCAGTGACAGTTATGAACTGTTTTATAAGAAAAGAGTTCCTAAAAATATAGGCGATCACGAATTGAAAAGATACGTTGAGGAAGAATTTTATGCAGTATAATGAAATACCTTGGACAGATGTTCTTGTAGATACAAGAGATTATACTGTGTTTAAAGATGGGTTCCCTGTTACAGAAGGACATGTTCTTTTTGTGCCCAAAGAAGAAACATGGGAAAAACTTGAAAAATGTTATAAAGCAGCATATGCTTGGGGATATGAATGGATCCAAAATGGCTACTGTGATGCCTATAACATTGGACAAAATATTGGTGAATGTGCAGGACAAACAGTGATGTATCCGCATGTTCATCTTATTCCAAGACGCAAAGGCGACATGGAAGATCCACGTGGCGGTGTGCGTCATGTAATACCTGAAAAGGGTAACTATAGAAAAGGAGAGTCAAATGGCTAAAGAATATAACAGAGACAATATGATTGAAGCAATCAAAGAACATGCTCGAGGACACATTGCCAAACACGCAATGAACGTAGAAGTGTATCTTAAGAATTCAGCAGGAGTTGGAGAGCATCCAGATATTTTGGAAGCAATCGAAAAAGAACTCAAAGTTATTGCAGAATATCATGATCAATTGGAAGTTCTTGACAAGTATTTTTAATATAATGCTTGACAAAAACCTAAATATATCATATAATAATAGATAATGATGAGAGACATCCTCGTCTATAACTCGGAGAAACAAATTGAGCAAAAGCAAACAAATTCAAGCCCGTCTACAAGATGCAGGTATACGCTATTGGGCGGGTGACAACATTTCAGCAGTCTTGCAAAAAGGCGACAAAGAAGAACTGATTGACGAACTTACAGGCAAGTTCGAAAGTGTTCTTGACAGTCTTGTGATTGATAGACATACAGATCCTAACAGTCAAGACACAGGTAGACGTCTTGCTAAAATGTATGTAAATGAACTAATGGCAGGACGTTATGATCCTATGCCAAATGCAACTGCATTTCCTAATCACGTAGATGATGGATATGAAGGTATGTTGGTTGTGCGAAGTGAACTTAAAAGTGTTTGTTCACATCATCATCAACCTGTAACAGGTGTTGCATACATTGGTATTATTGCCGCAGAAAAGTTAATTGGTCTTTCTAAATACACACGTATTGCACAATGGTGTGCTAGACGTGGCACACTGCAAGAAGAACTTGCTAATGATATTGCACGTGAAATTATGAATGCAACAGGTTCTACTAACGTAGGAGTTTACATTCAAGCAACACATGGTTGTTGTGAGAATCGTGGTATTATGGCACATAGTAGTCTTACACAAACAACTGTACTAAAAGGTAGTTTCAAAGACGACAGTGGTACTAAGAAAGAGTTCTTTGACAACATTAAACTACAACAGGAGTTTGCACCAAGATGAAGCTAAGATATTCAGAGGCATTTTATAGTGTGCAAGGTGAAGGAAAGTTTGTAGGAGTACCTAGTGTGTTCTTGCGTACATTTGGTTGTAACTTTCGTTGCATGAACTTTGGTACAGGTATTAAAAAAGATCGTTGGCAACAACACAAAGAAGGTCAGCGTTACAATACTGAAGTTAAAGAACTAATTGATAACAAAGTTCATGAAACTACAGAAAAATTTGAGGACTTGCCTATCATTCACACAGGCTGTGATACATATGCAAGTATCTACCCGGAGTTTAAACACTTCAATAAACTTGCAGAAGTAGATGAAGTGGTTGAACACTTACTGTCACTTACTCCTAATGGTAAGTGGACACAGGACAATGGTCAAGATATCCATTTGATCATGACTGGTGGAGAGCCTTTGTTAGCGTGGCAAAAGCTCTACATTGATTTGTTCGAACATCCACGTATGCAGGATCTAAAAAATGTTACATTTGAAACAAACACTACACAAAAGTTACACGATGATTTCTTCAACTATCTCGCAGATCAAGATCGATTTGAAGTCACTTGGAGTTGTTCCCCAAAACTTAGCGTTTCAGGAGAACCTTGGGAAACTGCTATACTCCCTGATGTTGCTAAAGAGTATAGCCTTGTTGATGGTAGTGACATTTACCTTAAGTTTGTTGTCGCTACTCAAGATGACTTTGAAGAAGTTACAAGAGCTGTGGAGGCTTACAGAAGTGCCGGGGTACAATGTCCGGTATATCTTATGCCGTTGGGTGGAAGAAGTGAAGAATACAATCTCAATGTCAAAGAAGTCGCAGAAGCATGTATGGAGCGAGGTTGGCGCTTCACACCAAGGCTCCACATATCACTCTTTGGAAACGCCTGGGGGACTTGAGAATATGTTTGATGAGGAACAATTTATTAATGATCAACACAAACGAGCAATGCAAGCACAAATTGACTCGCCCGAAAAACGTGCAAGAGAGGCAGGACTATAATGGGATGGTGGAGTAAACTAGTAAGAGATGCAGGAATTAAAAAGAAAATTGATGATCCTGTAAAAGAAAAAACAGCAGAAGAAGAGCGCAGAGCTATTCTACAGCGTGAAAAAGAAGATGCTACTCGTGCAGGTAAACCTTGGGTAGGGGTGTTAGATACTCAAGTTAATCCAGACAATATTAAAAACGGGTTTTTTGAATTAGATTGGAATAATGAGTTTATTGAGCAATTAATTGATGCAGGATATAGCGGTGAAACCAATGAAGACATTGTAAATGGATGGTTTCGTACTATAGCAATGCAGATTTTGGAAGAAGATGGTCTTGACAAAGACAGAGAAATAGGTTATATTAATGTTAAACCTATAGACAAAGATAAATCAGAGGTAAGTTAATGACCTATATATTAGTAGATACTGCAAATACTTTCTTTCGTGCAAGACATGTAATCAGAGGCGATGCTGATACAAAACTTGGTATGGCTTTTCATATTACACTTAATAGTATTAAGAAAGCATGGCAAGACTTTGATGGTAGCCATGTTGTGTTTTGCTTAGAAGGACGTAGTTGGCGCAAGGACTACTATGAACCTTACAAACGCAATAGACAAGAAACTCGTGATGCAATGACTACCTCGCAGGCAGAAGAAGACAAATTGTTTTGGGAGGCATTTGATCATTTTAAAGACTTTGTGACTGATAAAACTAATTGCACTGTTCTACATCATCCGCAACTTGAAGCAGATGATTTGATTGCAGGTTGGGTACAAAATCATCCTAATGACAATCATGCAATTATTAGTACAGATGGCGATTTTGCACAATTAGTTGCTCCTAATGTACGTCAGTACAACGGTGTTACAAATACTGTTATTACACACGAAGGATACTTTACAGACAAAGGCAAACCTGTAATAGATAAGAAAACAGGTGAAACTAAGCCTGCACCTAACCCCGAGTGGCAGTTGTTTGAAAAATGTATGCGTGGCGATACTAGCGACAATGTGTTCTCTGCATATCCAGGTGTACGTAAAAAAGGCACTAAAAACAAAGTAGGCTTGCAAGAGGCATTTGAAGACAAAGGTACAAAAGGCTACAATTGGAATAACTTAATGCTACAACGTTGGGTAGATCACAACGGTGAAGAACATCGTGTACTTGAAGATTACAATCGTAATGTTGTGCTGTGCGACTTGTCTGCACAACCTGAAGAAATTCGAAACATAATTGACACAACAATTAAAAATGTAAAAGCAAAACAAATTTCACAAGTTGGTTTGCGTCTTATGAAGTTCTGTGCTACATGGGATCTACAACGTGTGAGCGAAAACGCTCAGTTATACGCTGAGCCATTACAAGCGAGGTATGTAGCATGACAGTAAAAGCAAAAGAAATCGTTGATGGTAAATTTTGGATACTAGAAGATGGTGGAGTCAAAGTTGCTACACTTTCTTTATCAGAAGACAAATATATATTAAGTGATAAAGAAGGAACAAGATTTGTAAAAAATGCAAGTCAAATAGAAAAATCATTTGGTAAAATTGATTGGTCAAAACTTGAGATTACAGAAGTAACCAACAAAGAAGTACATGGATTTGATGCTAGTTGTGTTCCACACAATCCTTTATATGATGTAAAAAATAAACTGCCTTTGTTTACAAAAAGTCCTAAATCTAAAAGTTTATACTGTGCTGGATATTATATTATTCGTTTTGAAAAAGGTTGGGTGAAATCATTTTGTCCTAAAGCAATAACACTAGATCGTTATGAGTATAAAGGTCCTTTTAAGACTAGTTTAGAAATGCGTACAGAATTGAGCAAAGCAAATGCAAAATGATCCTATAAACACAGCACCAATACAGCAGTTTATACAGCAAGTAAAAAGTGCTGATGCAGGTAAAGCAAAAGAAGTAAGATTAGACATACAAGTTGCAAAGCGTCTTGCATTTACACTAGGCGAAACTATGGCAAAACTAAATGGTGATTTAGAAGAAATCCTATCAAAGAAATATTCCAAGGAGGATGAAACTATCAAGGTAGAACTTGATGGTGGAAATAGTTGGTAAAATAGGATAAATATATGCGTATATAACTTAGGAAAAGTACGCATTATGAGTAGACCAAAACCTAAAATATTGCTTGAACACATTGATAAGAAGACCTATAAAAGTGATCAAATTTTAGATGCTGAAGCAATTTGGGCAGTATTTTATAACAACAAACCTTTTAACCTTAAGTCCTCTAATAGTCTTACTAATTATCCAGGACCTAAGTATAAAAAAGTATCATTCTCAAATCCAGGACATGCAATCAATCTAGCAAAAAAATTAAATGATTTATTTAATTGCACAGAGTTTACAGT